TACCGATGCTTCTGCTGCCGGCGTAGATACAGGTACGTTACTCGCCAAACCTCTAAGTGCAGACGTAAACGGTGTAGTCACTGAGAATGCGCTAGTCAGTGTACCTATCGCGGGGAGCGATGTAAACGGCGTTACTACAGAAGCTGCAACTATAACGTTTGCCACTACGCAGACGGATACGGGCGCAGGAGTCGATACAGCCACGCCCACGTTTGCTACTACACAGACCGAGAGCGGAACAGGTACCGACGCAGCTACACTTCACGCTAAACCGTTGTCGGCTGACGTTAATGGTACGGTTACTGAGAACCAAGTTGTAAGCGTTCCTGTAGTAACCAGCGATACAAACGGAGCTACAACAGAAAACACCACACTAACCGCCGCACTAGCTAGTACAGACACAGGTACAGATTCAGAAGCAGCCACACTAGTTGCTAGACCCTCAAGCGCCGATACAGGCGCAGGTGTCGATGCTCAAATACTAACTGCTGCTATTCCCGCAGGTGATGTAAACGGCGCAACAGTTGAAGGATCGTCGGTAGTTGAGAGAGTCCTAGTTAACAGCGCAGACACTAACGGAGCAACTACTGAAGGCTCTGCTCTAACTGCGGTTCTTTCGAGTACCGATGTAAATGGTGTAACTACCGAAGTTAGCACACTAGTAGCAATGCTAATTACGGCAGACGTAGGTACGGGTGTAGATACCGGAGTCCCGCTAGCTAAGCCGCTGACAGCAGATGTTAACGGTACAACCACCGAAAACTCTACTATCTCAGTACCTATTGTTAGTACAGATATTAACGGTGCAACCACCGAAATCTCAGCTCTACTAGCAAGGCCAATCTCTACTGATACTGGTGTAGGCACCGACGTTGCTACAGTAACTAGGGTATTCGTGGTTAGCAGCGATACGTCAACGTTCCTTGATCTAAACGTTCTAAGTGCCAGTATTCCAACTAGTGACGTAGCTACAGGAATTGATAACGGAGTAAGTACCAGCGGTGTCAGTAGGATTAGCCACGACTTCGGATTTGGTCACGAAACCCAGGAAAGACTACCAGCCATGTTCAGTAACGATGCTACTGGTACCATCACACGTCGGCCAAGAGCTAAAGGAAAAATAGTATTTCTAAAAAAGGAGGGAGAGTTGATTAAGCGATGACAGATATACAAATGACGAAAGGCGACACAGAAACGTTTGACGTGTTTGTCACAAGAAAAGATGAGGTCACAGGTGTAGAAGAAATCGTACCCCTAGACGGGGCTATGGCTTGGTTTACGGCTAAAGAAGAAAGTACCGATCTAGACGCCTCGGCAGTAATTGCCAAAGATTCGGTGGCTGACCCATCAGAAGTGGTAATCACCGGAGTGGAAGGTAAGGTGAGAATTACTATTACACCCGCCGACACAGTCAGCTACGATGGTAAATATCTAGAGTATGACGTTCAAGTAAAGGAGGTAGATGGGACAGTTACTACAGTACAGAAAGGAAGAGTTGAGTTCGGCAAGGACATTACAGTATCCTCAGCCTAAAGGAGAGAACTGAAAATGAGTCCTAATATCGCGTATCTATTGAGAAGTGTTGGAACCGGACTATTCCTAGGCAACGCGGTTTTGCTAGCCGTAGTCGCAACCGCTGAGATTACACAGGATCATTTGATTCTGGCCGGTCTTACTGGACTACAGGGTGCTCTCGCATATGCAGGTATTGGCGCAGCAGTCCCACAAATCGAACCTAGAATCGGCAACAAGTCAGAAGAAGTCCTAGAGGCAGAAAGGACGCAGGTACCAACCAAATGAGGCGTATTATTATCGTTCTACTAATTGCACTACTAGCTCTAGTAGCAGGAGGTTTCTCAGACGGTGGTGACGCAGCCGAAGCTGGTACAGTAGTGATTGTAAAGGCCGATGGCGGTGGTATCGGCCCTACTCCACCAATGGAAGATGGTGGTGGAACCTACTGCCAACCGCAACTAAATGGTCAGGTGGCGTACTCGCAATACGGCACGTTGCAATGCCAGTATCACTCGCACTACGACCCTTGGAGTTCATGGCACAGCGCCTACAACGGCTGGATGCTTGGGTGTGGTTATTCCTACTACGCCTGTTGGCATTGGCATCGTATCGCGTAACTTAAATGATTAAAGCCTTGAGGGGCTTAGCCGACCGTACTCTCTCCCGGTTGTGGCGAAGCCCCTCAAGTTTTCTATCTAGTTACTAGTCTGTAGCTGTATCGTCGTCTGCTGGTGCTGGTACGTCACCTGCACTATCATCCTCTGCTGGTACTTGTGGTTCCTCGGCAGGTGCTTCACTACCCTGTTCTTGCTCGTTCATTGTATCACCCCCTTTCGTAGCTTGGTAAACTGTGCCAATCATCTCATTACCAACTTTTTTGGTTGAGACAAAGCGCCTAAGTTTCTCACCGGTCTTGTATAACATATTACGAGCATGATCGTCAGGGACACCATCCAATTCAATGACGTATCGTCCTGACTCCTTAAGCGCGATCATAGCCTCATCCATTATTTTCTTTCTATTGTACGTGTAAACACCGACCCTACTTCTGTTTGGACGCCTATTATAAAGCACTGAACGATACCTTTCAGGTTCACTATTAACTAGCTCCCTAACAGCTTTATCAGCAAGTGCGATTTCCTTTCGCACCTTGACAATAAAATCGGGTGTGATACCTAACAAACGGCATTCATCCAAGTTTACGGGTTTGGGCAGTTGGGCCATCCGTCGCCACCATGCTCCCAAGCAATAGTGACTTGTTGAATAGGTGTGGCAAGATGCGCGTTATGAGCAAACTTACGACCTCCTAATCTTTTCCATGTATCGTCAGAAAACTGCAAACCTCCGTAGAACCCGTTACCTGTATTTGAGTACCAGCCGCCTTTACCGTGTTCACAGTTGTACGTCTGCATCCACGGAGCGATGAACTTGAGCATCATTCTATCGTGAGATGCTCGTATCCATTTAACCGCTCTACGATGCCAAACCCTTGAGTAGTTCTTGCCGTTACGAGCAACCCATTGAGCGTGTCTAATGTTCTTGAACTGATTTTGTTCGATCTTCCATGCAGGCTGTCCGGCCTTAGATCTGACAACCAAGTGAGCATCGGCTTTAGGAACAAGCCAGAATAACACGGCTACAGCTAAACAACCAATTACGAATTTCATACTCATATTCATTCTCCTTTCGCTCTTTTTCCACATTTGCATTCGTGTCTACCTTTATGACCGGCATCCCTCTTACATACGTGAATACTCCAATCCGGGTATTTAGAGTTCCACGCGTAACCACAAATTTTCTCAGCCATCCTTCCACCAATCCATTTCTGCCATCATTACCGCGAACTCTTCGGTTGGTTTAGTACCTACGAACTGATTGCCAAACCCGAACGTACACCACTGAAGCAGATGACGTGTAGCATCCATACCATGCGGCAAGCCCCGCTTGTGTAAACCGAGTTGTTTGAGGATAGAGTCGGTATAGTAGCTCTTGCCTGTGCTGGCCTTTTGAATAAAGACCCGGCGATCGCACAACTCACCAAACAAACGAGCAACACCTATCAACTGAACGGGAAACAAATTCAAACCTTTTCTGGCACCGCCACGAAACTCAAAATCTTCGATGATTATGTACTTAGGTTGGAATTGTGCTAACCTGTGGTATAGATCGTCAACGTCGTCAACTATCTGAAACGGGTGATACTTCAATTCATGTTCTTCTTCGTCAAGCTCGGCGTAACAGTAACCCGTTAACTCTCCCGGATCTATAGATATGATTCTCACGTTATTTCGTACCTACATCTTCCACACGTACACATACAGACGGGGTCCAAGTCCCACACAGAATTATTACACTCACAAGGAATTTCACGACGACAGAATATACATGGAGGCTTTCCTGTATCTGGCTCGTCGTGCGCATCACCGAGTTCTCTATCTACAGTTTGTATATGGCTTTCTATCGTGTACGTCATATTCCTTCCCTTTCATTTCTACCGCAGTACCTCCACCGAAATCTGAGTCCGTAATTCGGTGTCCTTCACCCTCTACATGCATAAGAGGAGGTCTAGTAAACTTGGACTTACCAACGTAGTTCTTTCGACCAGTTACATACAAAGTACCACCATGCTGATGTAAACGATAAGCGATTGGACGATCAAGTATCGCGGCCCAAACCAACCTAACTCTTTCTTGCTTATATTGCCAGATCAAAGCCGCGCCAATTCTCACACTAACGCCTATAGTCGCCCCTATTACAAATCTTTTCATTTTTCCTCCTTTATGTAATCTCCATACTTTTGGTCGTGGATCTCTCGTAGCTCATCAAGCGTGTAACCACCTACCAAAATATCCTCATTAGGATTGTTGGGCGGGTTTATTAATATGGCTGGCCCGTCGTAGTCAGTGTCTATGATACCTCCAAAACACCAACCTATAGGCATACCTTCTTCGTTGAATGTACCGACCAAAAGAATGTCTAGCTTAACACGCTCGCTCATATGCAACCCTTTTCCTATCATCATAGCAAACCGTATGGTCGCCATCTAACTCTTGCTCCAGCTCGTCTTAACGCTAGTACCATACGAAATCCACCTATAGGATTCTGTGAATGAACAGTTACCAGCGGCGGTACCAAATTTTCACGAATCATCCAACGCACGAAGCTTAGTCCACTAGGCTTAAGCCATACTATAGAACCGGGCTCAATGTCATGGTCTAGAGAAGCCTCAGTTACACCGGGATTGTATCGAATCAAAAAATTCTTGGCTTGTGCGACAGTTCTACACGCCGTCCATGTTTTATTGGGTGGTGGCCTTTCTTCATCTAACCAAAGCTTACTCATATACAACCTCTCTCCTTCATGTAGGCTATCCACTTCTCTTGTGTCCAATGGGGGTTAGGAACGATTGTCAGAGTACCATCGTTAATCCAATGTTCAAGTCCTAACCCGTTTAGTATCTTATCTACCACGTACACAGTCACCCATTTTTGTTCGTAGAGTATCCGTTTAACTGCACGATCTTGTAGACCCGAACGTTCAGCTATGCGCGGTATTCCTTTGCGGGGCGATAGAGTATGTTGATTTCGTCCCCTCTTAGGATAATCATTACCTCCCGCATAAGCTCTACCAGCTCGTGTCCTGTCTTTTCCTTCTCTACTACCCCACGATCCTGATTTGGTGTAATCTTCATACTCTCTATCCCACTGTTCTATAAGTGGGGTAAGTGCCTCTAGCAATTGAGCACTAGAAACTACAAGAGGATCAGAACCATTACTGCTGCTCGCCACGAACCGCTTTCTCCACTCTACTCCACAACACTACACCTTGAGGAGAAGGATGCTTACGCCAAGAACCCCTAGGAAATTCAAAATCAAGAAGGTCTTTAAGAAGTTTTTTAAGATCAAGGTTCTCGCCGGTTTCGTTCCAGAGTTGTTCAGCTATAGATTCTCTGGCTGCTAACTGTTTCTTAAGACTATCAATCTTTGCTACCATATCATTGTATTCCGTAAGAGGAAGTTGAACAAGTGCGGGCATTTTATTACTCGCTTTCTACTAGATCGCCCCATGTTGGGCCTGTAGAGATTTCTGCCTTAAACGGGAAGTCCCATCCGATACTTTCCTTAGCCGCTGACTCAAGTGCTTCTTTCATTTGTCGGGAAACTTCTTGTACTTGTGCTTCTCTACAGTTGGCGACGATTGAATCGTGTACCGTAATACGAATCTGCGCAATCTCTGGATCAAGTTCCTCCACCAATTGAATAAGCGCGAAGAGTGTAATGTTTGCAGCAATATTTTGTGGTAGGAAGTTGATACCCTCTTTAACAATATGAATTCGTGCCGACTGATCCGACGGTATAACGTAGAACCGTCTTTTGTGTCCGAAGGGGGATTGTAGTTCTCCTTCATTTAATACCTTCTTCTCGATTTCCTTAGTCCACTCCCATACGCGGGGGAAACGCTCCCACCAGAAGTCGATGAACTTCTGTGCTTCCTCCTGTGGCATATGATATAATTGAGCGAAACTATGGGCAGATTGCCAGTAAGCGACTCCGAAATTAATGTTCTTCGCCCGAACGTACTGTTCATAGGTATATCCCTTTCCGTAGAATTCTGTGGCTATTTCTTTGTGAAGAGATCTATCAGTATCGAGATAAATCGCTCGCAACTCTTCATCGCCTGAGAGTACGGCAATTGCTCTAAGTTCCGCTTGAGATAGGTCAGCTGAGATAAAAGCGCACCCTGGGTCAGCGACGAATACCCTGCGAATATTGGGTAGACCTTCTTTCGGCCTAGTGACATTCTGCATGTTTGGGTCAGAAGAAGATAGACGCCCGGATTCTGTTCCATGCTCTTTATAGTGAGTGTAAATTCTTCCGTCTTTGCCCCTCTTAAGTGTAAGTCCTTCAAGGTACGTTCCACGTTGTTTGTCCAACTCCTTCCACAAATCGAGAGTCTTGATGAAAGACTCAATTCCTGCTCTAGCTGACTTAGCAGCGTTGACGGCCTTATACTCGCCTCGTAGGATAACCTCGCGTACCAGCTTGTCTGTAGATTGTTTGCCATCACGTTCTATACGGGGTCTATCAAGATCATGCTCAATTCCCCACGTGTCATACATAAGCTCTTTAAGCTGCTTGGGCGAGTTAGGATTAAGGTCTGGCAACTTAGCCATAGTACGGAGAACGTCGCGCCACTCATCTAGCTTAGGCCAAACCTCGGCTTCTAGAATATCACAGGCAGCATCAGCATCCCAAATTATACCGCCTAATTCGACTTGAGCAAGAGCGCGAGTAAGTGGTAGGAGTTGGGATCTATACGGGCGCTCAAAGACCCCATCATTAATAGCTCGCTCTTTGAGAACTTCGTACAGGGCCAAAGTACCGGCTGCGTCCATTCCATTGTACTCATACAGATCAATCCTTTCACGTTTACCGGGAAGCTCGTCAGGCCATTCAGCCCAAGCATTACGTCTAGCCTTGAAATCACGTACAGATGTAGGTTCATAACGCGGCCAGCCTAACTCATCTTTCAAGAGCCATTCAAGTGAATGACCACCAGCACCAGACTCAGGATTTCCTGGTCTTTCATCGAGTGCGTAAGACAACATGCCGGTATCCTCATCTATCCTTGCACTAACACCAGCTTTGGCAAGTTCCTTGATATCGTACTTACCGAATTGCCACAGATACCTGACACAATCTATACTGAGAATTTCTGGAAATTCTTCGAGAACCTTGTCAACGACTCCGATGCCAAAGACAATTGCACGTTCAGGACGAATAGAGAAGCTGATAGAAGCAATGTTCGGGTACGAGCCCTCGATATCACAAGAGACAAGGGTTCCGGGCATAAGACTCTTTCGTAGCTCGGGTATCCACGATTTAGCTTCATTCCAATCCTCCGTCCATTTGACTTTAGGTAGTTTAGGTGTAGGTAGTGGATTGATTGCCAAACGAAAATCTCTAACTAGTTCAGGAAACACGGCATCGTCACGTAGTACCATAGCCGGGTTGTTTGTAACAATCACCCGCTGCTTCTTAGGCCACAGACTACCCTTCTCAGGGTGGGGAGCCTGGGTTTCACGCTCATGCACGTAAGCCCGCATTCCGCCTATACTACCAGCTCCTAGCAGCCCTTTTACGGCTTCACTACCAGCAGCGATAACCGTGTCACACTCGGCTATTTCAGCCTCTAGACGCGGCTCACAGCAAGCCTGAGCCATGCCGAATCCACTCTCCTGACCATCGGACTGACAGAGAACCACGTTAGTAGTCAATACATCTTTTCTATCAACACCATGCAATTGCAGCAAATGATCGAGAACCTTACCGCTAGGACCAGCGAACGACTTACCATTCAAAGCTTCGTAGTAACCAGGACTCCTAGATACAACAGCGAGCTTGGCATTAGCAGGCCCAACACTCGCAGCAAAGGCTCTATCTTTAAACGGACACTGATCGCAAAGCGCGTAAGGTGCTTTAGGCTTCAATCTACCCAAACCTTCCAAGTTTTTCTATCCCATCGTCCATTCATAATAGCATACATTCTAAGCGAATCAACGGAAATGTTCCAAGCCACCGCAAGCACTTCTACTGGAACCCAACCCTTAAGATTCTTCATCTTCATCCTCGTACATCAGTTTTCCACAGACTATACAAGTTATATCTTTCTTAGCCCCATGCCACGTACCTACCCATCTAGCACCACAACTATCGCAGCAAAACTCACCACCGAAAACCTCAATGAACTGCTTAAGACTTTCTAGTCGCATTTCCTTAGTCCCCAGGTCTTTTCATCGACTTCCTTGTTATCAATGAAGAAACGCCATTTACGCATTATCTTTCTCGTTATCACGATCGTCCACGTACCAGGTATGACGTTGATAACCGAGTGTCGCCAAGTCATAGGTCGATACCTGATACAAGGTCCACGAACGTAGTCGGTAGGACGACCCTCTCCAACATCGTCATACCCACCAGTCAAGACTATTGTGACAAAAGGCCAAGGATGCATATGCTGATATTGCTCAGGATCACCCTTAACCCATTGATGTATACGAACGCTGAACCATCTAGTCTCTATCTTGAGTAGGCGTCTCAAATCATTGCACCTATTGTGAAACGTGCTAGGCTTCTTAAGTAATTTTTTCAAAATGTTCTACGTTTAGGGTTTTCTTGACTAGATGTTTGATTGCTCCCGTTTTGCGAGACATAGCTAATTCACCACAACGGCGCAAAGCCTCTCGCAAGTGTAATGCACGACGCCTACAACCTGCACCATCAGCACAAAACACGCCTTCCGTGAAATTACTACGCGAGTCTGACTCAAGGATCTTATGACCACAAAGAGCGCAATTCATCCTTCCTCCTAGCGTAACACCTTAGAGCCGCCCCATCCAACATTTCAGCGTAAGACCTAGCTCGTTGTTCAGCATCTTCACCATCAAAAATTTCTACTATATTATCAGGTGGTGTCCAGTCATAGCACACGACTTCCCATTCTTCACTCATTCTTCTTCAACTCTCCATTCGTACTTGCACGTAGGACACTCAAGTCTCATCGTATCCGCCTGGTTTATTTCTATCTTACGCTCGATAACGTAGGGATTCACCATCTTACCACAGCCATTACAAGATACCGTTTGATTGAGTCTCATAGTTTCAGGCATCATTCACCATAATTGTGTCCTGGGTTATCACGCCAATCACCGTATTTACCATCATCTTGTTCTATTGTAAAGTCTCCTTTGTGTTCACCAGAACTAAAGCCCGGTGAGGGAACAGACCCATGCACACGAAAAACCGACTCTAGATAGGCAACTGCCGTAGTAGCAGCTTTAGCCACAGCTTGTCTACCGAGCGGATTATCAAGCCCAAGTATCTCGGCTCTGTTTAGGTACATCGTCACACGGCCGTACCATTCTTCGGCTGTCTTGGTATCATCCTTATCACGTTCAAACTTGTCAAGTTCGTAAGCCTGATGTTCTGCCTCAATCCAGTCAATCGCACAGTGTCTAGCGTTGCTCATTTGCGACCATCCTTTTTTCTCCTAGATGAGTTAGCATTCGTTCTGTACGCTCATAAAGATCGAGAAGCGCACTGTCATTCATAAGCCGGTAGTCAATGGTTCGCTTGTTTAGAGGCAGTTCGCTGCTGTGCTGGTCTTTATCATCAAGGCCCGGTCTAACAACTTCGACAATGAAACCCCCACAACTATGCACACGCATGGCTTCATTCTCAAACCTCAAGTCAGTGATAGCTATATTACGACCCGCATAATAAGCATCTTTCGGTAGAGTGTAGTCCAACCAGAAGTTGTCCCCAAATACACCCCTATGCGACTCAGTACCGTAACGCTGTAGAAACTGCCTAAAGGTCATTGATCTAAAGGTGCCGGTTTTATAGGTTAGACCTGCTGTATCCCCCAACTGCACGAATACTTCTTCGTTCTTCCACTTGTCGATTTCGTGGTAGGGTATATCAAACAGAGCGGCCACAGACTTCTTGAGTGGGTCTGCGAAAGCGCGACGTTCAAAATCGTGTTCCTTAATCAAGTAGGCAGCTACCGTATCCTTGCCACTACCCTTTAAACCGTTAAGACCTAGAATCATAGTATGTCCTCGTTTACTGTCAAAGGAGTTACTTCCCAGTTACCAGAACCTTGCAGGTCTTCTTCATCTTGTGCATTTTTATTATCACGATGTTTATTTGCCGATTCCTCACGAAGCCATAAAGAGTCAACTTCCGGAGGTTCGTAATTACTATATCTAACCGCATAAACTATCATTAACCCTCTCCATTCTGTTTAGCCAACTCCTTCAAAACTCTAGCTCTTAGCGCCGGAGCTGTGTTAGCTCTGTTAAGCTCTTGACGCTCGAGAATTTGCTCTTTAGTCATAATACGTAGCGGTTCATCCAAACCACACAAACAATCTTCTTCCTGGGTAAAGCAACCTTCGTCGTGTTCCGTCATACTATCCCAAGGTTCCCGATTATTTCTGTCACTTGACTGTGCTGATACGAGAAAATATTTGTGAAAGGTAATCTGTGGTAGATGTAGTTTATGGAGGATTCCTCAAATTTCTCGCACCAGTCACACTCGCAGTTAACGTGCGTGACTACAACTATATCGGTATCGTCGTTAATCCGACTTGACTCTACATAACCATTAACCGGCCCATCCTTGAGAAGCATCATTACACTGTCCAATACCGCCAACCCCTTCCGGCTTGTTCTTTTCTGATTTGACCGCGTTCTTCTAGAGTGCCCATTACTTCGTCCATTTCCCGCTTAGTCATGTGAAGATGTTGCATCATCGTAGAACGTAGAATACCTGGGTTGTTAGTGATCTTGCGATACACTCTATCTATGTACTTCTCGCGTGGAGCCTTACCCGCATTGAGTATCAGTTCTACCGAGTGCGCTCCCCACTTCTGAGCATACCAGGCCGCATTAATCACGTCGGACTCTTCAACTTGGATCGTTTCGTTAACGGGCACTTGCCGACTTGCTGCCAGTAACATACTCATCTTCATTATGCTTCGGGCTAATCGCTCAAAAGTGGGCAAGGCCGTATTACGTACTAAAGACTCATAACCCTTTACCGTGAGTTCTCCTTCAATTGCTTGGTACCTTGTCCACGCATCAGGAGTCATTTTAGCCATTATTCTAGGAGGCATCATCAAAGACTCGGTACCTATTTTTACGGCTATTTCTGACGAATAGTGTTCTTTCAAGTCAGCGAGTTTGTCAACGATATGCAATCGTTTCTTGATTCCTAGAGCGGTAGGTGGCCCTGTCGGGCGCATAGCACTCTGATCGAACTCACCAGCTACGATAAGGAATCGTGGCATGAAGCCCGACTCTATCCATTCCTCACTAATATTGCTGTAGACCCGTTCAGTGATACCACCACCGAAAAAGATGAACGCTGGTGATTCCAGACGTATGACTTCCTTACGCAGTAACCTAGAGTACACCTGTGGAACATCGTAAAGGTGGGCAAGTGTCTCAGGCATCGAAGAGAGGTACTCCCGTTTATTGATGCTGTCAAATAGGCCGCTGACCTCGTCCCTGAAAAACACAGACACTTTGTTAGGTCTAGTAGCAAGACCAGTTAACAGACCTTCAACAGAACCGTCAGTTGCTAGGATAAGCTCAGGTTCAAGTGTAGATAGAAGATCCATCGCCATCTTCATGCTTGTTGACTTGCGCGTAACTGTTGAGTCACCAAGAACGAGACCCCACAGATTAGGAGCAATGCTTCCATAATTAGCTTCCAATCTCAAACTTGAACCCATAAGCGAAGATAGAACTATGAACGCGCTAAGTTCGTGAAACTCGCCAACTGCGTCTGTAGCCTCGCAAGCCCATTCCTTGTATAAGTCAATGAATGTTTCTGAAGCTGGCTCACCAACAAACTGTGGCATAGTCAGTAATTCTTTCTCAGCAGGAAGATTACCAAAAGACTCTGCGCACTTGAGAACTTCACGCCATAGATGCTCAACTGGTCTACCATCACGAGCATACTTGTTACAGGCGCTCTCCTTAACAATGATAAAAACCTCGTCGGCACTCATACCAGCACGGAAGCACAGAACCTCCAATGTCCAAAGCAGCTTTGACCAATCATCGTCCTCGGCAGGCTCAAACGTGTAAAGACTCGTGAACCTGTCCATATCCATGCGAGTCGCGTACCGCGAGATTAGTTCTTCGCTAGTGTCAATCGCGCTAGGCACAGCACGTTCAAGTAAAGGTCCTTCTTCCGGTGGAGCAGGTATAGCCTCTTCAAACAGAACAGGCTCAACTCTAACTTCAAGCGCACGTTCAAGCGCGATAGGATGAGCGGGATGATACTTGAAATTTCTGGTTAACGGTACTCTAAAGAGTTGTGTGAGATCCCATCCAGAAATATCAGCGCCTACTGAGTAGGCCAAACGCCTGGAATAACGTTCAGCATCGTAGGCTTCCATTCTAGAGGTAAGCCGCCAGAATGCTTGCCACCTACCAGGACTAGTCTGAGATACTATAGGTGGCGGCAGCTTGAGCTTATCAGGGTTCGCGTTGTCTAGGTCTGCCCACACAATATCAGTAGGTAGGCAATTCTTCTTTTTACGTTCGCGCTCCCTGAGCAAGTTAACGCCAAAATAAACGTTGAGATTGGCTTCTTGTTTGAGTATGTAATTCTCGGCCTTGATAGCTTCTCTAGGCCATTCAAAGAAACGTTCGGTGAACGTAGTTCTAGTAGATTTCGGATTTGTTGTAGCTATACACAGGAACCCCACCGTATCCCCGAAAAGCATCTCAAAGAAGCCAAGTCGGATTTCACTCTTAGATTTGATGTTAGCTGGCGGCGATTGAGTCATAAAGAGAGGACTCCGCTTGTTAGGCACCTACTCGGCACCAGCGGAGTCAGTTAACTACGGTAGCATCGACGTTCTAACTTTGAAACAACGACCAGCCGAAGTTACATCGCTTTCACGAACAACGGACGTTTCTCGTTCTATCTGTTGTCCGTACTGATCGGTTTTGTTATCAAGTTCGGATACGTAAACGAGATTGATGTAGTTTGGTACACCTTCTTCGTCAACGCTCCATACCTGATTGATAAGAGCAATATGCTCGTTTCTCACAGGATCAATATATACCACAGGCAGACCATTCCACCTGTCTTTATCTTCCTGCGTTGCCGTTCCTGGCTTTATACTAGGTTCCATATCTCACCTCCTTTCCAATTTAGGGGCAAGAAAGAGAGGCACCTAGCAACAACCAATAACTATGCTAAGCGCCTCTCTCCTTGCGCTAACGAACTTACTTACGAACTAGTTAGAGCAAGCCACCTTCGTTACTACCACCAGCGATAGAGCCTGCTGGCTTAACACCCGTAACGGGGTTGTTGTACTCGTCAGGGATGATCTCACCGTCTGCGGTTTGCTTAGGCTTCTTGCTAACAGTAACAACGCACTCCCGACCAACGTAGTCCTCAAGGTCGGGATTGAACTTGTTACTAAGAACAGTAGCC